AAAAAGTTTAAACTTTATGCAAGTCTAAACTTAATTTAATTAGAAATCTCTTTTAAATTCTTCCATTGTTCGAGTAATATGATCTTCTTTAGCAGCACGATTATCATTAATAAGCTGATGTCCTTTAAGAAGAGAACGCATGGCTAATACATTTTGAGTCGCCTTATCTTGTAATTGAGCATAATACTCTGGATCATCAGTTTTAATCTTCTTGGTATAAAAACGCGGTAATCCAGATACAAGCGGTTTATTATCAGGGCGAGGCAATATAATAGTAGGATTCTCTTTGTCAATTTGATCATAGAAATTATCTCCAATACCTGGTTTAAGGCTCATACAAACAAAGGGGGGTAAAATACCTAATTGCTTCTTGTAAACACTGCTAGAAGCACCTTTTTGTTTCTTTAAGATATATCGAGACACATAAGCTTCAGTTCGATAATTACAATCATCAACAGTAATATTGCCGTATGACCATACATCTTTTATGAACTGAGAGTAATACATAAATTGTCCTGCACTATTCTTATGACGAGAGATGCAACCTTCACTATCGATGAAATCAATAGTTAGGTCAGGAATAGGACAGTTAAACAATATCAGATGATAATGAGGTCTATTAGTTTCATCACCATATTCACCACATCCGAAATAGCGGATACCAGTGAAACCAAGTTCATGCTTGAATTTCCATCGTAAGGATTTAAGGAACTGCTGAACATGTTTTCTAACAAGCGTTGGATTATCTAATGAACCTTTAACTATATGATCATCATCATAAGTCAAAGTAACGAAGTAATTACATCGATATTGCGATGCTTCCATAGAACAACGAATTGCCCAATCCTTAGAATATTTAAGTCTACACTGAAGACAGTTACCACAAGGAACTTCAATATCCTGCATATGAACATAGGAAGGAATATCTTCTAACACGAACTGCCGAGAGTTTTGTGTAGATATACGATAACCCATAAGAGTATCAGGATTAATCTTCCATCCATTATCTTGGAATCTTTTGATTCTAAACCAATCACGAGTTATGACTCCGTTTTCATCAGCATATCGTTTTGTAAGGAAAGAGAAGTCACATACACTCATGATTAAAGGTGATAAACACGCCATGTCTTTTCTCCTTTGCAAGTCACCTAGCCATATTAATGTCAAGTACGCATATATGGCTAGGTGTGTGTGCGTCACGTGAGGTTCAAATACGTGACTATTTATTTACCCAAGGTGTTTTTATCATCTTGAGAAATTCCTCTTTTGTCATACCGAACTCTTTAGCCATCTGACTAATTTGTTTAGCTGATGAAGCATAGGAAGAACCTTCCCAAGCTTTATTTAACATTGAAGCTTTTCTTTGATAGAGAGAATCAAGAGTCTCTTTACGAAGAACAGCATTGGCGGTCGATGTAGCATTTCTACTATTAGCGATCGCTGTGAGAGTGTTATTACGCTCTTGAGCAACATCCATCCTATATTGGGCCATCAAACCTAACATAGCCATATTCGATAAACCAGAGAAAGCGGAATGAATACCTGAAAGATCAGGAGCAGCAGGGTTAACTCTAGGGGTATTCATACTGACGATTGGAGCACCATTACCACCAGTCGCAGTAAGTACAGGATTAAGTCCTGCTGCTTGTAAATCAGCCATCTCTATTTGATGAGCATGTTCTATGTTGTATTGATTTTGAGCATTAGTCTCACGAGTTAATTGAACGTTAGTAGCATTAGCATTATCAGCGGCTTGTTTAGATGTAACAGCAGTTGCAATGCCAGATGCAGCACCACCAATTAAACCTAAAGCGGCAAGAATAGCTAATACAGTAGCACTAATAACCATAATTAGAAACCAAATGTGTTAGGGATGGAATATTTAGCAAATGGACGTGTAACGTGTAATTCAAAGTGAACGTTAGCGGACCATTGGAAACCAGCATTAGAAGAAACAGCAATAGTTCTATCAACTTGATTTGGAGATTCTTTTAACCAGGATGCAGAGATAAGTGGGAATGTAGAATAATCATCACCATAATGCCAACTATCTAAAGTACCATTAATACCTGGTTGGAAGTAACCACTAAAGCGGTTAATTCTTTCTTTAAGCCAATAATATTGTTCTTGGTAACCAGCAACAGCTTCTGCACTGTCAATATCAGTTTGGTTAGCAGATTTAATTGCGTACATCTCTTTACGTTTCGCAGCAATCTCACCAACATTATCAAGCATTGGATCAGGTAAATCGAGATAGTCCTTAATAAAGTGCATTCTATCAATACCTTGTGAATAACTTCTTGCGGTTCTGACATACATGAATCCTTGAACAATACCATGTTGAGTAAAGGACTTAACGAAACCATCACTCTTATCAATGGTCTTAGAATGACCAGCATCACTACCTAAAACAGTTGTACCAGTTTCAGAAGTTTGGAGAACTTCCATCATTGAGATAGGAATACGTTTACCACCAAGGAATTCAGGACGATCTAACTCGAGTGAATTTGTGTGTACATCCCATCTTGAATTGGTTATCTCGACGTAACGAGTTCCCGCACGGGCATCACGCTCTAACATGGCCTGGCGGACTATGGCAAGACGTAATTGATTAATGGTAACAGCATTAACACCACCTAAATCAGCTTCAAGAGAGATAGCGGAACCATTAACTTCAAAAGCACCATTAGGGAGATCAACAGGCATACCAGTAGGACCAGTAAAGCTATTAGCAATAGTGACACTACCACCTGATGGAATAGTAATACCACTATTAGCGTTAGCAATAACAGGAGCCATCCCAGTTAAACCAATGCTAACTTCTTGACCTTTTTGAGGGGCAGGTAAAAGGGTAGAAAATCTATCTCTTAATCTATTAACATATAAATTTTGAGATGAAGGATAGATATAAGCACCATTAAATAAGAAAGCATTGGATGCAGTAAGGTTAGTAGAAGCTTTTGAATAATAAACGATGCTATCGTAGTTCTCATCACGATACCATGAATTATAAATTTCAAAAACATTTCTTAAAGATAATGCTTCAACAGTAAGCTTAGGATTAGATTGACCACTACCATATGATCCAGCAGGTAACATTAAGTGGTTAAGTAATGAACCAGGAGTGATTGAAACAGCAGCACTTACAGCAGTTAACTCAAGTTGAGGAACAGTATAATTGTTAAGTTGTGCCCATGGATCATCATTTGCACCTTCGAATTTTTCGAAGTCAACCCATAAGATTCTAAGTGGAGTATAGAAGAACGCAAATTCAAGATAAGCATTATCCATTGTTTGATGGAGAGATGTTTCCAAACGTGTTAATGAAGCATAGTTCAAATCAACAGTTTCACCAGGATTAATAAATTCAGTTAAGATTGGAACGAACTCACCAGTATTAAAGGTTGTAAGAATATCGTGTGATAAATCAAAACGAGTTCTCTTATGACCAATAACAGGAGCTTTGTTAAAACGAGTTGTAGAATATTTATCCATTTTCTATTCTCCTTCCGAAGCTTCTTGTTCAGGCTTCGTTTGTGTAGTTTGTTTTTTGGCTTCTTGATATCCTCTAATTTTTGCCTCAGCGTTTCCACTAAGAAGCTCATTAAAGAACGTTTCAGAAGAATTGTTGAATAAAGCTTTAACTTCATCAGGTAAAGACTCAAATGATTTATAAGCTTTTTCTGACATTTGATTAATCTTAACAACGTCATTGACGTTACTAGGAATAATTGCCACATCGCCATAAAAAGGATGCGGATTAACATTAATGACACTCTCATCACCAGCTTTGTATTTGGCAACGATAGTAGCCATATCAGTAGTCGCTTTAGATGCTTGAATGTAAGCTTGAAGATCAATCTTATCACCAGGTTCAGCAATTTGCTC